GAATACGCCCGAGAGGGCTGTCTGGGCAGCAGTAGATACAGGGATGATACGTCAATGTGCAGTCGGCATGTAATGTGTCCGAAATGTGAAAGCAGACGTGCAGCGAAAAGAACTTGGCAACTCGGCCGTAGGTTGACCCAAGAGATTGAGATGGCGGAGGATGAAGGTGCAGACCTAAAGGTCGGTGTCCTTACAACAACGTTGCCTGGTCTAAAACACAGAACAGGAATCCGGAGGAGCAGTCTCCGTAAACAATACAATTGGATAACGGAACGGACGAACTTTTCGGGCAGAACTGGTTCTCATTCGATGCGTGGCTTGAACACGTTACTTCGTGATATGGGCGTGCACGCTGGGTGTCACAATCTTGAGTTCACTTGGAACGATCAGAAGAATTGGTGGAATGTCCATAACCACTCAATTATACTGGCGGACAAACTATCTTGGAGTGATGAAATCAGAGAAACAAAAGATAGAATTTGGGAGGTAGGAGACCTGTTAGATAGAACAGAGGTGACAGGCGGATCTAATACGCAAATCGAGAACTTGGGACTCGGTCGTCGGTATTCACTTGATTGGGCAGAACCGCAAGAGTTTGACCAGACAATCAGGTATGCGGCTAAAGTCGCATATATGACGAAACCAATTAAAGCTCCAAGGCAGAAGAGGCTTGAACTAAGCAAATTCTTTAACGGCTTTAGTGGGAAATATCCACGTCTTTCCAGACCTTATGGAATGTGGATGCGAAGCGAACCACTCCCCTAACCTTTTTAGAGTGTGGTGATTAGGGCCTCTTATGGCCCGAAAAAAGACCAATAAGCGATATCCTGTACAGCGAACCATTGGTTTGTCGAAAATCGGGCCCTCTCCGACTGACTTGTTGGTTGATGCTCCAAAATTCTTGAGTCAAGTCAACCATCGTTTGTATCGCCAATCTCGATACTATGAGATGTCAATTACTCTTGACACCGATGTACCCGAAGGTTCTACTGTCGATGTGTACGCACTCGCAGATACCTGGATGGTTCAGAAGGCTTATCAAATGGCTAAGTCCGCATTTGATGAAAGCAATGCTGAAGAAATGAAAATGCTCAACGGGAAAACTGCACGTTGGAATGATTTCCGAGTCGCTCATGGCTTGGTAACTCCTGCTGGAATTGGGGAAGTTGAGGCTACTAACTTTCTCAAGCGCACCCTGGGCGCAAGCAGATTCACTGTTGGTGAATTTCAACTATCTCAAGTTGTGGATCAAAATGGGGTCAACCGGGATTTTTCTTGGGGTGGACCTGATCCTACTACATACTCAGTCATTGAAGAGTATGATGCATCGGGTAATACTAACGTAGACCCGACAACGCCGGCTACGGGGCCATACAATGGTTTGCTACCGAACCTTGAAGCGGGTGCTGCTGAGGCTCTTCAGGCTGATGGCAATAACCCGCCATATGATGCAACAGACATTGGTCAAGGTATTTGGATCAAGGTTGCTACCCTCCACTTGGGTGCAGGCCGACAACGTACATCTACGGGCTTCTTTACAGCCCCTTGTGGATTCGTTGCTTTGAGAAACGCTGGATTAATTATCTCTGATAATCAAGTTGAAATCACTGCTGAGTTCAAGAGAGGCGATTACAAAGGAGTTCATGCTCCATCTATGTTGGAGTGATGAACATGATTAGTGAAGAAGCTGCTTCTGAAGTAATATCTGCTACACGATTAACTCAAATCGTAACACACATCAAAAACAACAACATTGCATACCTGCTTGGTGTGTTTATGATGCATACGGCAGGCGCAACAACGGCGGCGGTAGAGTATGGCTCAGGAATTTGCTCATAAAATCCCACGGGATATTCCTACAGACTGTGATCAGTGTGGGCACATGCCCAAGCTGGAAGACGTGAGTGTGATACTTCCAGAGTTCACAGGAAACGAGATACTCTATCATGTGCGCTGCTATTCATGCGGTCACGAATGGGTTGATTAGTATACTTATGTATACACAACCTTTATGTATACATGGCCCCTAGCATGTAACATGGCGAAATACTGTCGACACTGCTTTGAGAAAAACGGAAAGATTACTTTGGTTTTGGAAGGCCAAGAGTGCAACGAATTACACCACGAAATAGTTGGTGAAGAATGATGGCTAAACTCTACTGGAGAGTTAAGCTGAATGGTAAATGGACATGGCGACCTGCTCAAACTTATGAGTTAGAGACAGGCGAACACAGTGTTACTGTGGTTATGGAGGAAGAAGAATGATCTACATTCCTGAATGTCGCATATGTGGCAGAGAAGAATTGACATTAGACTGCCTAGCAGGATTGTCGATTTGCGGCACCTGTTGGATTGCACCGAACCGCCACGGATTTAATCTTGATTATCCGGGCCGGATTGGGAAGGATAGAAACCCTTGTTAATATACAGTACCTGCGGAAAAATAACACTGATTTTTGGAGCGGGTTACACTGGAGTTGAATGAAATGAAATGGAAGATAGCAGATCCGGTAGAATACGCCCGAGAGGGCTGTCTGGGCAGCAGTAGATACAGGGATGATACGTCAATGTGCAGTCGGCATGTAATGTGTCCGAAATGTGAAAGCAGACGTGCAGCGAAAAGAACTTGGCAACTC